AGATGGAACGCCGTCTACTACCTTAGCCACTAAAACCTCACCGGTCTCAGGGTCTACAATAATCTGTGATTTAGCGGGGTTAGCAAAATCTTGCAGCCTACCATTATTCCATATCTCAACCTGAGATGCGTTGGTGTTAGCCCTCTGCATGTTCTTCTCAAAGTTGGTGTTGAAATTTTTAGCAACCTCAAACAGGTCAGTTGTCCCTTGCTCAAGGTTAGCTTTCTGAGCATAGTAATCCCTAAGCTTAAGCTCTCCGCTTTTAAGCTTCTGCTCCTGCATCAATCTTGTTTTTGTTGCAGCTTCAGCAAAAGAGGCCATCCTATCGTTAGCTGATTGGTTTTGACCCTGAGGTGTGTCCTGCACTGTGCGTAAATACTTCTTAGTATCCTCTGCAATCTCAGACTTTAAATCCTCTCTACGATTTCTTTCTTCAGATAATCGAGTAGAAAAATCTTTACTTATAGCACCCCAATCTACAGTTACTTTGTCAGGGCGTTTATCAAACTTATAATACGACTTTGCCATTATTATCTAAATTTACCTTGAGCACCCTTTACGCGTCCTTGATTAGTTCCTGTTACACCTGCAAGTTTTTGCTGAGGGTATAACTCAGACATCTCGTACAACCCCATACCTGTATCAACTAATCCTTGGGTTGCGGACTGCATAGAGGTAGCTTCTAAATTAGCAGCTTCAGCAGCAGCTATACCCGCCCCTTCAGCCTGAGCTAAATCAAGCTCAGCCCTTTTTGTAGCCAAAACTTTTTCTTCATCAGCAACAGCTTTCTCTAAAGATTCAATGTCTTGGGTTTGTTGAGTAGTAATTGCTTGCTCTGCCTTCTGAGCTTGACCAAGAACTCTACCTGCAGTAGCTGCGGCTAGCCTAGGGTCACCCTCTCGGCCTACTTCAATTGCTTGAGCAGCTTGCTGAGCAAGCGCCTCACGCTGTCTCTCATACGGTTCTTTACTTATACTAAGCTCCTCTAAGTAGTTGACTTCTAGTTGTTCTCTTGCCTCAGCAAAAGCTTCGTCAGCTAGATTTTGAGCTTGTTCCCTTTCCTTTCTTGCTTTAGAGGCTTGCGAGAAAGACATTCCCGCTGAAACTAAACCTGACATAGCAGCTAATTCTACTCCCATAGTTATATTTTTAAAAGTAATTCTGTTTGATTTTTAGCCCCAACACTAAATCCCTTACCCACAAAATGATTTACGAGTAAAGGGTTGTTGTTGTTCGCAAAAATATATTTCTTATCCATGCTCTGCGCTACACCAATCAAGCTATCTAGTAAATAGTTAATAGCGTTATTGCGGTGTGGCTTCTTTCTATAATCCTTATTGGATATAATCCAATCTATCCATGCTATCTTTGAGTTGGTGTCATACAAAAAACCTGCGCATATAGGTGTATCCTCATCCCAAATCATTAACCCCGACAATCCATCCTCAGGAAGAAACTCCTTGCTTGGAGCTTGACCTCCCCAATCGTTCCACCACCCTACTAAGGTGTCGTCATAATCTTCGGCTCGTAGTGCTTTTGTGCTAAATATCATATAACAACAAAGATACTAAAATTTAAGGATAGCTTTTCATTGTTTCAGACTCAATAGCAAAAAGCTCACTAGGGCTTGTCACTGTGCTTGGAAGTGTTAAAGTTACCTCAGCATAATGGCCCATAACCCCCATTGATTCAGCCGCGGTATCCTTAGCGTACATTATAGACGTGCCGGAAGTAACGGTGGTTCCGTTATGCGTAACGGTTAAAACTGAACCATTATTTGCAGATACGTTTGAATAAGCAAGATTCGTAACCTGACCTACAAATATCAGGGAGTTAGCAAAACTATCATACCTATATATGTAATCCCCAATACTAAGACTCGTCTCTGAAAGAAAAAACTTCATGCTACCTACATTTTGAGTGTATGGAACACCTAAACCACCAATTGTTCTTGAGTTTAACTCAGAGCTTGATATTGTAGATACGGTATCACTAACACCTTGATTTCGTACATAGCCAAAGTAGTTACCTTCTTTTTTTACAAACTCATCGGAAGGTATCTTACCTAACTGAGAGTTAACGTCAGTTAAAATATCAGCCGTCCAAGCATCAGTAGACTCTAAGTTAATTGTTTTAAATAACTTATTCTCTAGTGGGGATTGATTTATTACAGTCTTAATCATTGAGCTGTAAGTAGTTTCATAATACCTGTTATGAATGTCGTTGGTATTATGCCTATATAGTTGACCGCCTTTAAACGTGTAAAAATAATTATTCATCCCAATCATGTAATCAGGATAGTAGCTGTAAAAAGAAGGAAATCCCTTAGACCCTTCGCTGTATGTTAGTGTGTAATCTGCCATATTAACAAGCTTGTATTTCTGTTACTACTCCTCCTTGAACTCTAAATGAACCAAAAGGCACAGCTACTCCTTGTAGATTTGCTCCACTAGTTTTGTAATACCCATCAAATAATATTGCAGATGCGTTAGCGTCTTGAAACATAAAATCTCCTATGTTTATTATTGAGCTTACAGTGGTGGTTGCAGGTCCGTGAAAGTAATCTACAAATGTAGAACTATAACCACAAGCATCTAGATGACTCAATATTGTTCCCGGTGAACAACTTATTGCGCTCAAAGCCACAGGAGCATTTACGTTTACTGTTACTGAAGCTGCAGTGCAAGGTAGATATAATTGACTTAATAAAGTAAAATCAGTTGCGCTTGCCTTTGGTATGTATGTAATTAATGTATCGTTTAAAGTTTGATTAGTTAAAGCTGTAGGTATTTTATTTGCATTTGTAGTTGCTATAGAATTTCCGGTAGCTTGATAAGAATCAGACTGAGTGTTGTACTCAAATTTATCAAAACTCATATCAGTAGTAGACCAATTTGAACAATAATTATTATAGTCTCCCCACCAAAAATATTGAGGTATTGATTGGTCTGCGGTTACTATAGGACCTGAGTAAGTAGAAGTGTTACCTCCCCTATTAGAAAACCTACCATATCTTTGTTGCGAGCTTGTATTTAAAAAAAACAATCCCACAGGTTTAGATTGTGCAGATGGCGCGGTTATAACTAAGTTAATAGCCTCAACTCTTATAGCACCAATATCAGTACCAAAATTTGTATATATCTCATACAATCCTTGAGGTGCTATTGATAAACCCTGAATAGTTGATGGGGCTAAGTCTGTACACTGAGGGCAAGTTAATACAGGGCCGAGGCCCACTGACGCGGTTTGATACCTCGTAACAACACCGTCTGAATAATACCCTGCAATAGCAAGAGTTGTCATATCTGAATCTGTAAACACCGCCGTTGCAGTGCTTAAGTCTGAGCCGTTTAAATAATAATCTCCAAAATTAGCCATTAGCAATCACAATCTTTAACTGTTATAGTAACACCTGCTGCGGTAACAGGGGTAAAAGTAGGGTAATCTGTAGAGCAAACATCTACAGAAGAATTACCTAATAAAGTTTCAGCGTTAGAGCCTCCGTTGTAACCTACTGTAATAGTTGTACTACCTGAATTGGTTACTGTATAAGTAGTTGTAGCTTGCGAACAAGAACATTCACAGCATACATCTGCTAAACTAGAAGCGTCAAAACAAACAAAGCTTTCAGGCTGTCTTCGTAAGTCCCATACTAAATATAAGTATTCATAAGCTCCTGTAGGCATAGTAAATGTAGCACTAAACTCATTTGCACCATTATTATTTGGTGTCAGAGAGGTTGCCGCACCAATCAAATTCAATAAGTCTGCTGACGTATTTGCGTAGTCTGTATCAGTATTTAACCACAAAAACCTGTCTTTATTATTTAAGTTATAAAAAGTTTCAGCATTAGCACTTGTTCTTATGGTAAGGTCATTTCCTTTTACAGGTATTGAGCCCTGCCCTTGGTCTCCGATGTATGTTTGGTAAAAAGAAGCATGTGCAGCATCAGTACTGCTAGTAAATTCTATAATATTGTCAGGACTGAATACCTCTGAAGTACCACCATCATAACTCCAAAAACAATTTAACACCTTACTCGCGTCACTATTATTAGTAAGTACAATAGTTCTTATTTTTTGCGCCGTCCCCTCAGGGCATCCTGAAGTTAAATCAATAGTTGCATCATTTTCCGAACTATTATTTTGTATAGATATTAATGCTTTTGTTGGGGTTGTTTTATCTTTATTAAGAGTTCTAGTTTCATTACCTGTTATGCTTGGGTATATGGAAGTGCTGCCATCCCAATTTATTGATACCGTAAATTCATCAGCTCCTGCAGAAAAAATAAATGGAACATCGCCAAGCGTTGTTAATAAGTCTACACAAAAAGATTTAGTTCCGCTAGGCTTTAATGAGAAAGTTTGCCTTTGACCACAAGGAATACACTCCTCTTCTTTAGGTAGTAGTATGTCGTTGTTAGATAAAACATACTCATTCATGTAAGGGTCATAACCGCCAAGCTTTTGAGTTTCAAAGCTATCAGTAAATAAGTCTCTAAACCAACTGCGCATTCCAAGCTCTGAAATAACATTAAGACTTTCTGATGGGCCGTCGCCTTTTAACTGTATAACAGCGCCTCGCTTAGCATCTGTAAAAAACTTACTGCTACCATACGAGGCAAAGCTCTCAGTATTATCACTAATACCGTAGTCTTCTATTCTAGCTATCTGCTTACCTAACACCTCAGGTACAGACGTTAAAACACCACCACCACTTGCGTCTGACAATAAATTTGTACCCGAAAGAACGTAAGATATTTTATCTTCCTGAAGGGTGAGTATATTTGTTTCACGAGCAAAAAGCTTGTTTACAGGTCCAAAGGAGTCCTCTAAGGCTTTAAAATTAGCTAACCCTAAGTTGAACTCGTTTAATCTATTTAAGTTCGTCTCATCATTGTATATACCACTATAAGTAATATCACTGCTTCTATGAGCTCTTTTGTAGTCCTGCTCTGAAACTGTAGTCACACGATTACCTAAGCTCATAGCTCTTCCTTTTACAGAATCTCTAATAGTATAACTCTCTACTCCGTTACCAAAAGCATAGCAGTTAGAAAACTTAAGGTGTAGTATAGCAGGCTGTGTTGCGCTTTGGTCTTGGTCATCAGGGTCAGCAAAGTTACCACCATCTAAGTGGTATCCTGTAACTGTATCAATTGGATACGAATCTTGACCCTCATACCAAACGTCAGGTAAAGCGTCTGTAGGTTCGGTTTCAAAAACAATAAGATTAGTTTCTCCTGCTATAAATATTTGAAAGTTAGAGGTAATACTTGAAGTAGTACCGCTTGCACAAGATTGATAACCACTAATCAAAAGCTTTATTTGGTTATCAGTTGCGTTTTTAAACCACTGCAACCTTCTAGTTGAAGAGGTTCCGCTTTGTTCAAATGCAGTTATTTCCGCAGTAGTGGTAAGTAATGTTGAGTTGTAAACAAAGTCATTAGGTAGTAGGTTTGATACATTCTCACCATTCCATAAAGCTATAATATCTACGTAGTCTTGGGAAGCTGTAACATTAGCTGTAAAGTTATACTCTAACTTATTGCAATTTCTATCTCCTACATAGTTAGTTCCCGCCCTGTACCAATCAATGCTAATATTAATTTGAGAACCTCTATGTATAAAAGTATTTGTGTATGGGCTACCACCACCTGAAGCGGGGGTGCTAAATCCATCATACTCAAGATAAGTAATTGTACTAGGCACGTTTTGCTCAGCCGATTGAATACCTGATTGATTGAACGAAGAACTTGATGAGCCTGCTGCAAAGTTAGTGGTCATCATCTTCATATAAGTTCCTGCGGGAACTGTTATAGCGTCTCCATTTGAGTCCAAAACTGTTATAAAATCCTCTGCCTGAGCTTTCTTTTCCAATACAGTTGCTTGAGCACAGCTCCTTAACGGCCCTGTTGAGTCTCGTTTTACGATATATCTATCACCCTCTTCAACCTTAGCAATGTTCTCACCTTCCAATAAGAAGTATGTAAAATCGCTTTCAGAGTCTTTAAAGTAAATGTTTGAGTAAATAGTTTCGTACTGCTCACCGTCAGGTTTTATCACAAACTTATATCTCTTAGCAAAGTCAGGAGCTAATTGTGATGGGGGTATATTTACAACCACCTCATTTTTAGTCGGACTTGCTGAGCAGGGAACGTAAACTGTATTCGACTCACTCACCAAAGCTGTCGTAGCCCTGTTAAACCCATCCATATAAACAATACCTATCTCGTAACCTCTGTTACTATGAAGGCTCGCAGAGCTTGGCTCTTGTTGAAAAGAGAACTCAGCCTCAGCTATATCAAAATACTCAAAAGCTAAGCTACCTATAACAGGTAGAGCAGGGTCGTTTGTATATACCGCTGCCAAAACAACTAGACTCATCTCCGTACCTGATGAAGGACCTGCAATGATAGGTTGTTCAACAGCAGAAATACCGCTGCTATAAAGACTATAGCCTCCTTGAAGAGTGTCTGACAACGCGCAGTTATATCTATCTGTTAAGGTTTGCCTTTCACAAGCTGTACTTATAGGCACTATAGAAGAGGATAAGCCTAACTTATCTTGAAAGTCCGTGCTATTTAAAAGCTCTGTTGTATTACTAAAGTTCTGAGGGAGTATGTATGTAAACCCAAACTCCATGTTGTTATTTGTAGATGCAGGTAAAGTTGCAGGTGCTCCATTAAAACTATTATGTTCTAGCCTAAAGCTAAATGAAAAGGCAGAGCCCGCTGTTAACTTATCCTGTATGTTTGATAAATCTACAACCACATTACCAAGTGTAGTTACAGGAGAAGCAGAGTTGATAGTGTATCCGACATTGTTAAACCCATTATTAGATAATGCGTTAAAACCAATATCTGTGCTGTTAACATCTACAGTGTAAGATAGTCGAGTATTTTGACCGCCACGTTTTAAATCGTAACCCTCAACGTAGTTACCGTACATAATACGGTTACCCATTAAGGTTTGTGTTTTAGCAAGTAATGGTACGTTATCATACAAACGTAATATCTCACCCTCTGATAGTATAGTAAATATCTTACTATCTGTAAATAAATACGTATAATTCGTGTTGTCTAAGTAGTTTAAGTCTTTCTTGTTAAGCTTCTCAATAACCTTAATAGTTCCTGAGTCAGACTCTTTAAATAATATCTCAACACTTTTTACTTGAGAGCCGCCTGTAAAAAAGGTAACCTCAGCAGTGTTTATACTATTTACCATACCATCGTTTACACCGCTCTCAGGTGAAAGCTCAAATGGTTTAGGTAAAAAACTTGGATTGGTAAACTGTGATGTAGCTGAGTACTCGCCGTCAGCGTACTCATACCTGTAACCAAAGCATATAAACCTGTCCTGCATAAAAGTATCAGTAATGCTTGGGTTGTCAATACCTGTAACCAAAGGTGCTTGAGCAGGTGGGTCTAAAATTACTAATATATCATTGTACTCAAAGTTATCGCTACCCGTGATTGAGGTTGGGTATCCGTAACTTGAGTTTACATTTATCTTTCTTGGTGGATTGTAGTTGTCTGTAAAAAACAAAAAGTTACCAACCTTATTTACGTTACTAACAAGGTAACTAGAATTAAAGTTTAACGTGGTGTTTGTAGGGTCATCATCGTTTTTAAAACTAATAACGTGGTACTCTACTGACTTTACATTTGTATTATAAGACACAATAAGGTCAGCTTTATTTGTACTTGTATTTGTACCTGTATTATTATCGTGTATAAACCAATATATAGTTTCATTAGCACCATCCTCAAAAGCCCCAATACACCTTGCATTAGGACTTAAGTCATACTGTACATCTGAGTAAGTCCCTAAGTTAATTGCAGTTAAAAGCTCGTTACCCTTTGATGACTCTACAGAACCTATCTCAGATTCTTCAGTAGAACCAAGACGAACATTCATTGCGTCCACATACTCACCGTTAGGTACAAGCCGTTCATCGACAGACTTATTCATCCTACCGGATATAAAGTGCCTTTTTAAGTTAGCCATATTTATTTAATCCACTTAGATTGCCCTCTTAGATTCATTAGGAGTCTACCGGGGTGTATGTTACTAATTCTTATTTTAGCATTACGTAGTAGTGCTGACTTCTGCTTTCTTGCACGAGAAACTATGTACTCCTGAACACCAAGCTTGCTATTAAGTATAGCGTACTGAATGTATGCGTACACGTACTCCTCAAACAACTTGTTTACAGTAATGAGAGAGTTATTACCACCCTCCATACCATCAGAAACATACTCTAATATAACAGACCTACCTGCCATTGTAGAGTCAAAGTTTATAACACCCGCCTTAGAATCTATCCTGAAGGTTGGGTTAGCATTTGCAGTCTCTGTATTTAAACCATAACGAGCACCTATAGCGTAGTCAAAATACCAAGCACCATCACAGCAGTAACCTTCATTACCGTTGAATGGGCTAGACTCGTTTAGGTATATACTCTTCTTAGTTCCTTTAATCCTAGCAAGGTCAAAATCTGAGAACTCAGGGTTTAGCACCTCGCCGTTCTCATCAAACAATAAAGCCCCGCTATTATCTTTAAGATACGCTTGAGCAGTAGTAGCTTGAATGTTTTCAGTTAACGGAAATAGCACGCCGTTCTCAAACATTGATACCCTAACCCAATTAACATAGTCCGAGGGAAGCACGTATCGCACCGTATCCGGCAGCGAAATCTCTAACGCTTTGATTTCCTTGAACGCATCATAGTTAAGCTCTTGAATCGCACGTTTTGCGTGGAATATAATCTTGTATCGCTCCTCGTTATTTACAAGGGAATGATTCCCTTGGTACATAAGCATGAAGTTTGTTACTATATCCTTTAGGCTAACGTACTGATATGAACCCCAATTCTTATCCTCAGGATTAGAGCCGTTGTTTTCGTAATATTCGTATTGAGATATATATGCCATTATTGTTGCTCTATATTATTTTGTTGTTCCTGTTTATTAGCAAAATCAACTACCATGGTCTCACGAATCTCAACCCCTGCGTACTTAAGTATCTTATTCACCAACTCGTTTTGATAGCTAAGGGGTAGCTCAAAATCCTCATAATCCCCCGCACTTGGATTAAATATAGGTACATTACTCCCTACTGCGGTATAAGTCCACTTGGGCGTTGAAGGGTATCTAATATATCTTGCAGTTGCTTGGCCCGAATTTGGTGTAATCTTTATAACACCTCCATCTTGAGTGTATACAGGGAACTCATCACTTGGAGCTGTAAGTGGGGAAATTTCTAAAGCTGTAATCTTGCCTTGAGAGACTCTTTCAACCTCAACATTAATATTATTAATACTTATTGTAATCCTATTTATATAGTAATAATTGTTAGGTAAAACGTGTGTTCCGTAATTACTCGTTAAAGTTGAGCTCTCACTAAACAAATCTATATCCTCAAGTATTCCTTTTGATATGTCAGCGTAGTCAGTTCCTGACCTACGCGCGTTCTCTGAGTTTATCTGAGTATTGTATTGGTAAAATAAGTTCTCGAATATTTCAAGCTGCGCTTGCTTAGCGTACAGGTTAAAATCCATTGGAGATAAATACCCGTAGTTATTCTTATTTAACACAGCAAGTACTGTGGTTCTAACGTCATCTATCATTATTAAATCTTTTCACAAATATACGCAAAAAAAAAAGAGCCCCTATGGAGCTCCTCTTTCAACCTATTACATTATAACATTAAGATGCTACAATGTCGGTGATAAGGACAGGAGACTTAATCTCAATAACCTTACCTGTGTTATTTGCGTTAGCAGACTCTACGATTGCATTTTGGAAGAAGTTCCTCATCTGTACCGTTGAGGTTGCGTCAGCCTCTGCATACGTGATAGTTACAGTGTCAGCTCCATCAGTCAGACCGTTGTTAATTACAACCGTGCTGTTTGTTGGCGCACTCACTGTAGATACGTTATCAACTCCGATAAGCTTCGGTTGATTCTTAACCTCTTGGAGCTCTATATCGCTTAAGCTAATGAACTCATCCGTAGCACCTGTGCTCTTTACGTTAACAAGAAGGTTAGTGCCGTTAGCCGCTGCTTTATATCTAAACTCATTCTCTCCAAGCTTTGCGTCAACAGTAAGGTAATTTACTCTATCAAAGATTTGAAAGATAACACCCTCTGATTTGCTTAGCACGTTAAACTTAAGAACCAATTCAGTACCTGATGAGTAGGCAGGTGTGTCAGTACCTATAATGGCATTAGAAGACCCCGCTGCGGTTGTTAACGTAGCGGTTCCACCACTAAATACAGCAAACTCTCCTGAAGCACCAACCCCTGAGCCACCTCTATTCCACGCGTAAGCAAACACGTTAGTAGGTTGGATTGAGATGTTGCCATAGGTGGTAGTACCTGCAGTATTAAAGCCTGCTCTAAACAATAACTTAGTGTTACTAGCTTCTTTTATAAACGTGTAGTCAACAGACCCTGAATCAGTTGGAATAGTAACACTTGTACCATTTAAAAATAAAGCTTCATTACCAATATCACCGGTTACACTTTCTATTTTAAGGTTAACCTCCACTCCGTCAGGTATACCCGTTAAGTCATACCCCGCTCCTTCGTATATTCCGCCTGATACTATTACAAGCTTTTGGCCTACAACATCTGTTGATGTAGCAGGATAACTTGCGTCAGCCGTAGACCACCCCGTTAAAGTAGTTACATCGGTATCATCATCAACATCTAAAAACGAAGGGTTGTCAATATACTCAACCTGACCTGTTTCTTTTAATTGAAAGTTAAAAAATTCTGTAGTACCCGCAGTTAACCTATTAAAGTATAAAAGTGCAGTTGTTCCTTTTGCTTTAAACTCTAAGGATAAAGCGTTTCCTGTTAAGGTTATGTCAATATCACCACTTAATCCACTTGCTTTATAGTAAGTCTGAATGTCTGTAATATTTCCTGAAATCTCACATGTGAAGTTATATACTTTGTCTACCGTTAATCCTGCTGCTGTGTACTTTACACCATCACTAGCACTATCAGCTACAAGCTTTATCTTATTATCCTCTATAGTCGCTGAAACAGGTGTTTCCGCTAGAGTCCAATTAGGTAAAGACGATACATCAGTTCCGTTCGGAACGTCAGTAAAACTACCATTAACTATTATCTCCGGACCTAGCGTTGCAAACTCAGGGTTCTCTAATATGTCGTTACCTATGTACGACTTGTTTAGTTTTAAATAATTCGCCATCTTATGAAAGTGTTATAGCTGTTATTACTAGTACCTCGTTATTTTTGTGGTCTCTAAACGCGTCTAAAGGAATATCTAATCTGCTTGCCGTTGCTGACTGAGCGTTAAGCCTCTCAAGGTACTCCTCAATAACACCTGCTACAAAGAACGTGTTAGTTGCAGGGTTAAGCTGCGTTAAGGCAACCTTATCTGCGTTAACACCACCTGCAAACCAAAATGAAGTCTCCTGTGGGTTGCTTGCATTCTCATCATACTCAGACATAATGTAGTTATCCGTTCGCACAACCTGATTACCTCTCGTGTCACCATTAGCTGCGAATACGTTAAAGAACTCACCTGCCGTAGAGAAGTTGTCATTAGACATTAGTAATACATTGTTATCTAAAATCTGTTTAACAACACCCTCTGTACTTGTGGATGTATTGAAGATTACATCACCCTCTTTTACTGATTTCTTAAATCCACCATCAGTTACCTGTAGATAATTGTATTGAACCTCAGTAACTGAAAAGTTGGCAATCGTAAATGTATCAGTACTTTGACCAACAAGTTTTATTCCCTCAGCTTTACCCGCTACATCTTCAAGAACAGCTATAAAGTCAAAGCTAGTATTTCCTGTTGAGGTTGTAACTCTTTGAGATGAAGGAACACCACTAAAGTACCCCGTATTACTTATACCTGCATTTGTTGTGCCGCCTAATGTTTTATTAAGTATATCAAACTTAACCCTGTAAGTTTTACCAAACTCAAGATTAATTTTAGAATTAGAAGTAGCATATCTAGGGCTTGAGTTATCACCTATAAAATTTAACAAAGAGTTTGCCGCACTCCAATTTTCTTCTAAATCAAAAGATTGTGTGTACGGAGAAGTTACTAAGTTAGAGCTTTCTACATAAGGAACTTCTTTTACGGATACGCTTGATAATGAAGCTACCCCACTAGCAAAAATCTGAAAAGCTGTACCGTTACTTACTAAAACGGTATTGTAAGTTCCGTTAGCACTTACAGAGTCATCACCTGACTTAGTTCCACTAGCAGCGGATACACCTAAAGAACCTGAACTGTAATCTACAACAGTCCACTGTATTGCATATTTCTTACCTGATTCCAAACCCATTGATTGAATAAGTTTGTCATTATTGGTAGTTGCGTGAACAGCTTTACCATTACCACTTACAGTCCAATTTGTTCCGGACCAATCACTAGCATCTTCAAAGTTCCCATTCGTAGCCAATTCAGGTGAGCCATAGGTAGGCGTTTCTGTAGCTGCTATTTCTTTTATTGAAACGTTACTTATTTCAAAAGAAACTCCTGCGTCAGTTGTATAAAAATCAAACCTAGTAGAAGGTGAGGGAGCAACCACTTTTTCTGTATACGTACCCGCGACACTTCTAGGTGTAAGGTTTTTTGAGTTTTGAAAGCTTGCAGTTACGCTACCGCCCGAAATGCTATCTATCGTAAACGTAACTACATAAGCTTTTTGAGATATTGTTACAGATTGATAGGTAGGACTAAAAGCAGTTGAACTTGTACAAACCAACTTACCACCTACTATTGATGTGTTATTACCAAAAGTCCACCCATCTGTTGGGTCGGAAAAATCTCCGTTTACAAGCTTTTCAGGCTGCGCCGTGAGAGGTGTCCTATTACCATTTGATACCGTTAACGGTATTCCTAAATATTTTGCCATAGGCTTAAGAATAAACTATTGATGAAATCGCTCTAGGTGGAACCTGTAATGGAGCAACCTCTTTCCAATTTGAACTATACAAGTCTTGAATAACTCCAAGAATCCAAACCTTCATATCGTGCGCTCCTACGTTAGTAGCGTGAGTTATTGTTATGGTATCAAAACTATCATTATCAACTTCTTGAAATATCTTTAATGTTAATAATGTAGTTCCTGCTGTTGCAACAGCCATGATTTTTTCAACATTTGAAATTATTACGTTACTCGTTCCGTCGTTTAAATATATATACTTTGTCATAATTATGTTAATGTAATGTTAGAAATTGAATAAGGAGCATCAGAAGCTGATACATTATACATCGGCTCTGACCAAGGTCGTTGATTAGCTGCAATAAATTGCTTAGTAACCCAATCAACCATAGCGGTATCTGAAGATGAAGGCATTGGGTCGTGAGCAATAGATATAATATTTATATCTGTATTTACAGTACCATACCTTACCTGAGTTACAGTACTACTACTTGTTTGTACTTTTAACATCTCTGCAATAGGTATGATAAGTACCTCGTGCGATGGAATGTCGTTTACTTTGATAAATTTTACCATTGTTTTTTCTTTTTAACTATATAAATGATTAATAATGAAACAAAGATAGCAAAAAAAAAAGGAAGCATTTCTGCCTCCTCTTTTACTACTTGGTCTCTGCGACCTTCTCTAAGAACTCAAGGACGTCAAGTCCCTCATCGCTCTGTAGGTATGACGACACCACATACAGCGGGTCCTCACCGAAAGGTATTGTCAGCATACGCTTCTTATTGCTTGGCGTATTAAAGAATACATCCTTCTTGTTGTTTCTAAACGTTAACACGTTCTTATCAAAGAACGACTGAACCTTAGAGTCAATCTGAAGCGAAGCGTCTCCTACAACAGCTAAGAATGAGTGTGGGTCTTGCTTAGCGAATAAAAGAATATCTCTCCTAAGCTCTGCCGAAGTGATGTTGCTTGGGTCTGTACCAAACGCTACACGGGTTACGGCCTCTATCTGCTCTATTGAAAGCTCGCGAGCTGCAATTAATGCATCAACCTCTACGTTAAGGTCTTCTACTATCTCCTTAGCCTCTTTAGCTTTGTCAATGGTAGCGTACTTAACACCATTAGATGGGTGTATCTCTAAGAACTTTTGTAATACCTGATTTGTTTTTGGAACTGTAAGGAAGCCGTCATCGAATATGATAGGCTCTAATATTGCATTCCCATCCTGCTCGTCCTCAAACGGACTCTTTTGGTTTCTTGCGTATCGAAGGGCTCTGTTCTCTCCTTTCTCCTCATCAAACCATAGCAATGGAAATCTTCTTGTGTTTCTTGATGCGAGCATAAATGATAACGGAGTTGTATTCCCTAATAATTTATACTGCTTGTCTACGTACTCTACTGTTTTTTTCATTTGAATTTAATTAGAATTTAAAAAAGTAAAAGAGAGTCCGCTATAACGGACTCCCTTTTTAATATACTACTCTTGGAATAAGAAGAAGTTGTTTGCACCTAAAGTACATACAGCTCTCTCAGACAAGAAGTTAACCTCCATTGCATCCAAGCTAGAAGTAGCTGCGCCACCTGCTGAACCTGTAATCCAAGTCTTGTAACGTCGGTCTTCAGTTTGTGAAGCACGGTAACGTACATGTAAGAAAGGACGCTTAGCGTTCTTACCTAAGATTTGGTCATACACTGAAGTTGAACCTGCAGGAACTAACAATCCGTTAATTTTTCCTGAACCTGCTCCTGATGGTAAACCACCACGCATAGTTGGGTCATTCAAGTATTTCCAATCAGACTTGTAGAAGTCATAACCTCTTCGGAATCCTGTGAATCCTAAGTTAAGAGCCATCTCTTCGTCATTGTCAAATAGTCCGTAAGACGTACCACCTGCACCGTAAGAGTTCTGAGCAGCTAACATGTCATCAACATCGAATCCGAACTGACGGTCAACGAAGATTACGTTCTCTTCAATAGAACCTTGCTTGTCAAGACGTTGGATAACAGCGTCAAAGTCACCCAATACGTTAGGGTTACCACCTGACCATACGTTACCTCTGTTCTCTACAACGTAGAATACACCTTCAGAACCTTTGTTACCTGCATCACCTGTTGCTGATGCTGCACCTGAGCCTGCTGCTGCAGGAACCGCCTCCAACATAGATGTTTCTAGGTAGTCATCAAAACGAAGACGAGTTTCGTGCTCAGACTTCAAGTACCAAAGGTATCCTGCCGCACCATTCTCTGTAGTAACTTCAACCCATCCGATTTGAGCCATATCAGAACCTGATACTGCATACTTATCTTTAAGGATGATTGGACTGTTTTCAAAGATTTCATCAGAAGCCTCTAAAGAACCTGCCATACCATTCGTTCCTTTCTTAAACTCAGAACCGTAAATAAATACAGTTAAGGTTGCGGTGTTACCAAACGCTTGACCTGTACCTTCATAATAAGCTACATTGAAAGTACCTGCTGCTGTATCAACCAAAGTTACAACCCCTTTATTGCTTCCTGAACCTGCGTTGTCAGAAATCATAACTGTATTACCTACACGAATAGCAATAGAACCTGCTGTTAAGCCAATATTCTGTCTATTAGGGTCAAGAACATCTGCTACTGTAATAGTTGCAGTACCTTGCGCTGCTGCTGCACCTGAGCTACAGTTAACGTATTTAGTGTGTAGTCTTCCTTGCTCTGCCCATTTGATAAGGTCTGAGTTAGAAGGCATCTCTGCTCCAACCAATCGTAGGAAAGATGCTACGGTACGATTACCGTAACGCTCGAATTCCTTCTCGTAAGTATCCGGTAGATACTGACTTAAGAAGTTAAAATCTGTAATGTAATTAGTCGCTGTCGGCACTTGTTGTGCTGAGGGCTGTAAATCAAAGCCCGGACTAGTCTGTACTGAACCTGCCATTTTTTTGTTTTTTTAAAATTATTTTCTTTTAATACTCCTAATCTTTAAACCTCGACCTGAGTCACTGCTCAAAGACCTAACTTGTGCTCCTGATTTAACAGTTGAAGCAGGGGCGTTGCGAGTTGTCATATTAATATTCTTAGTCTTCCTCATAACATCCTCTGTCGCATTTGCTTTACCCTGCTCATAAAAAAATTGAGCAAACTTCTCAGGATTCATTGCAACGGCTAGTGCTTTGTGGTATCCTGCAGCGTCATTCATAAGTCCGTTATCATCCAAATACTTGTTAACAAAATTCATTGGTGATAGCTGAGCCTTCTTTACTTCCTCTGCACTACCCGGATTAAAAGTGACTTGGTCTTCTCCAATATTGAACTCAAAACCTTTGAACTCATTGTTAAAAACCTCGTCAGTCTTTTGTGAGAACCACTCAGACTTTCTTTTTGTCTCCTCTTGCTGCGTTGCCGCCTCATTCAAATACTGCTTATACGCTTTGTACTCCTCATTCTCGCCCTCAGAGATAGCTTCCTGTCTTGACTCAAGTGGTTGCTTGTACATCTCCTGCTGCTCGGTAAAGTAGTTCTTAGCCTTAGCAATAGCTTTTTTCTTTGCCACCTTGATTTTCTTAATGTCCGACTCTTCATCTAAGTCTGCATCGTAGGAATACTCATCCATTAACGACTGAATGTCGTCATCGTCAAGAGCTGTTTCCGTAGCCTTAAGATAATCTCTTAGCAAAGATTCAGGGTTTACCTCATCAAAGTCCTGTTGTAATTTAACATAGTCACTGATGCCTCGCCCTGTTTCTTTTTTATACTTAAAATAAGCAGCTACATCCTCAGGTAGTTCTTCTTGAGCTTCTCGCTCTACAAACAACTCATCTACTGATGTAATCTCCTTATTGTATCTTTCTTTAATATGTGAAAGAACTTGCTCCTCGGTAATGCCTTGCGGCTCTTGCTGCTCAACCTCTTCGGCTTGCGGTTCTTCTATTACCTGAGTTTCTTCTGTTGGTGCTGAGTCCTCAAACTGCTCTTCATGCTTTTCTAGCAATTCCTCTTCCACCTCCGCTGTAGACTTCTGCTCTACACCGTCTAACGCTTTTACTTTAATTTCCATTTGATTTGATTTTATGCAAAGTTAAACAAAATTTATTTATATTTTAGACGCTTTTTCTTGTGACCCTACCTGCCTTGGTATTGGACACAAACTGTTTTTTTCTGCCGTACTTCTTTTTCTTTTTAGCAGTTGAAGCTCTTTCTGCTTTACTCATACTATTAGCTTTATTAAGTGGTAAACATCTATCAGGGTTCTTTTTATTCTTACTAGTACCGCACGCTCCTTTAATAGAACCGTCAGTCCCTATACGAACCCACTTCTCATCTCTCCACTTTTTAAGCTCACCCATTAGTACTTTGGTTTTTTAGGCTTCTTCTTTTTAGTTCCGTATGCTGCCATTATTTTTTAGATTTTTTAGCGTAGTTAGGGTCTTTACAATATTTACTTGCAGCCATGTTTGCATAAGCTGAAGGGTATCTGTCGAATGTTCTTTTTGCCCACGCAATTCCTGCAGAGCATATCTTATTCTTTTTTGTTCTACCTTTTGTTGCCATACTACCTTGGGTTAAATTCAGCTAAATCAAACCCATCTAAGCTATCCTCGTTAGACTCAAAGTTCTGAGGCGGTAGGTTGTTCTTGCGCTGATTAATTAATTTACTCTGCTCTGTGTTCTGCTGACTAATGCGAGCCGACTTAGCATCCTCTCTCTGATTCTCCCTTTGGTCTAAAGCTTGCTCGGACACACCACGTAACTGCATGTTAAGACTAAACTCTTTATCCATTAGCATGGATTTAAGCTGAGCCTCATTATTCATCTTCTCAATTTCAAAAGCTATCTCAGCTTGTTTGAGCTGCATCTTAGCTTGACTCTCCGCCTGAATCTTTTGCATAGCAACTTGAGCCGCCATCTCTTGAGACTTTAATTGCTGCTGAGCTGTCATAGCCTGCTTCTGCATAGCCATCTTCTCGTCACGCTCTTGCTTCTTAATTCTCTTAACCTTAAGTAATTGATTAGCAAGTTTTAAGTTTCTTATCTCTCTAATATCAATAGCGTCCTCTAAGTTTATATCACCCTTAGATAAAGCCATCTGTATATTCTGCTCAAGCTGAGCTTTCTCTTCCTCATCAGGAGACACCTCAATAAAGACTCCAAAGTCATAAATGTATAGACTGTTAATCTCGTTTAGGATAGATACATTGTACTTACCTATCTGATTAACAAACTCATCCTTAAAGTCGGCGTACTCTAGTATATCAGAAACCCTGTACGTTAAAGCTTCAGCTAGCGTCTTATAAATATAAAGACTACTATCTAATATGTGCCTTGTAGCTGTGTTGGAATTTAACGCTGCTAGCTTTTGCACTCCAACCAAAGAATTAGGGTCAGGAGTAGAACCGTCTCTCGCTTCATTTAAGCCTGTTACAGCTCGTATCATTCCTAAGTAATGGTTATAGTTACCAATAAGCATTTGCGTTTTGCTAGCCCCTGAATTTGAGGTTAGCTGCTGAATAGGAACTTTACCTTGGTTGTAGTCACCATCCTGCGTGTAGCTTCTACCAATCACACTACCTGTTTGGAAGTATAATCTTAAAGCGTCCTCAGGGTTATACGCACTACCTGTTCCAAGGTCTACCTCATTTAATCCATCCGCGTCAATGTAAACACCGTCAGGTACAACTCTTGATATTACCTGCTGAAGTTTTAAGTGTGTTATCTGAATTAAATCAGCAAAAGGAATCATCCTTCTTACTAAAGATTCAATATTTCCTTTATACATTCTAGGAGCTACGGCTACGTAGTTAGAGATAGCATGCTGACTAGCAGACTTAGGTCTAACCATGTTCTCAGCCATCTCCCACTTAAGTAAGATGTTCGTCCCCATAACCATAACGCCTTCGTACCAAACGTCAATAGTTTTCTCTACCTTCTCGAAGTTACCCTCATCCATCATCTCCACGGGTGGATTAAATTGGTCGTCCTTCTCAATCATCTTAGAGCCACCATTATCATACACCTTCTTCTTATAGACAATCTTCTTAGTAGTCTTATAGTTGAAGTACATTAATGTAGCGGTATCCTTGTAAAAAATATCATTCTCGTAAAACTGAGCTGTGTTGTAGTAGTCGTACCAACTCTGACTGTACTGAGAGATTTTTTCAAAATCCTCATTAGTGAGCGATTGGTCAATCTTACTTAACTCAATAATAGGTACGGTTTTAATCTCACCCCAATAAAAACAATCTTTAAAGTGCGGGTCTTCAGTATAACTGTACACTACATTCGCGGGGTCTACATAACTAACCTTAACTCCTGCGCCCGGTAAGAACTCATGCTTTGCTACACCTATGCCTAATACAGTAAGGTCATAGTCAAATCTTTTCCTTAAGTCTACGTACTTATTCTCTGAGAGTAAGGTGTCAATAGCAGTCTCCTCAGCTATCTCGATAGCCGGCTTGTAGTTTAAGTTCATGTACAAGGAAAGCTCCTCGTCATTATCAGGTAAGTCATCAGGCTCCATAGTAAACGGATTCATACCTGTATTCTTCTGTATCGTCTCAAGGATTGGTTTAGCAACCATCTGTCCTTGAATCATTTCCTGAAACTTACTTCTATTTTCTTGTGATATTGCATCCTCAGCGTAAGCCTTAACCTTAAATAATCTGTCAGACATTCCGTTAACAACGATGTCTACAAACTTAGGTAGGATAGGTACGGGAGTCCAATCAAGGTTTAAATATGAAAGGTCACCATCAACGGCAAGCTCAGTCTTATATTTTGCAACAGACTGTTCACCCCTTGCATATAACCTCAACCTATGAAAGTCTCTCCATTGGTCGTAGTATCTACATGAATTACCATCTCTCTTGAACCACTCGTACTGTATTGCTTGACCTATCTGTATCCCAAATTCTTCAGTTGCTTTTTCTGCATCTGAAACAAATTGACTAGGAAAACCTGCAGCCGATATGTTTACATTTACCTCTTTCATCTATCTTAGTAATTCACTGATTGACCCTTTGTTATTGTACTTAGCAAAGGTAACACTTATTTTTGACTGTTTTTGTTCGGGCTGATACGAGCTCTTCTGATTAGCCATAATGGCTAACCCTGAGCTAATCGAAGCATCAAACTTTGTTCTATTGTTAATATCAAACCTAGCCCAATCCTCAAGAGTTCTAGCGAAAGGCATTAAGCCCATCTCATCAGAATCCCTATACGCACCACTCATATCTATACCGACATGCTTTTCTATGTAAGACTCAATAGCTGAGGCGTGTGATTGCTTTACGTCCTCAGATGAGTTAGGTATTCCCCCTAACTCTTTCTCTGTCTTTGAGAGTTTGTTAAACACCTTATCAGGCCTATTCATTGAGTAACCTCTGTAGCCTCTATTCTTAAAGTGATACAAAAGCCTTGGCTTGTTGTTCTCACAAAGAATTGGCATGCCGTAGAATATACACGCCATCAGAACCTCCTCAAAGAATATCTCTGCAGTCTGTGGCCTAGCTATATACTCTAAGAAAAACTCATTACTAGGAGCCTCATCCATGTTAAACTTAGTAAGCCCATGCAAGGAGCCGTTGGACCCTTTACCACCTACAGTTCCTGATATATCATAGGAGTCACACCCAAATGAACCTATATGCTCATTACCCGGGTACTTGTTACCTCTCTTGCTTACAGACCTGTTCTGAAGATTCTTATTAGGAATCCAACTTACCAAGAACCTACCACGAGTATCGGGGCTAAATACAACCTCAGTATCCTTTACCCCTCCCTTCCAATGGAATGAGCCACGAGTTACGTGGTGCTCTGTAATCAATGAATCGTTATAATCTATCTGCTGATATATTTTAGTAAGGTTAAACAACGAAGACTTGCTCTCATCTCTAAAAGCATGCGACTCTGTTCTAGGGAACTGTCTGTAGAATTCATTTAAAGCATCAGCGTCACCCTTAAGTGAATCAACTTCAGCCTCCCAATAATCTACAGCCCCATTACTTATCATCTCACCATCCACTCCTAACACGGGCTTATTAGGTTTTTTAAATACAGGCATCCCATATCTATCAATAAAACCCTCCATGTTCCACTCCATAGGAATAAACAACGCGTACATACCACTCTTGGTTTGACCGTTGGCATTCCTAGTATTTACATCAGAGTCTTCGTAAAGTTTCTTGAAGTTGCTACCACCCTTAGATAGTGCATTTGATGTAGAACCCATCATGCACTTACCAATAATCTTACTACCCAAACGTAGACACGTTTTTGTTACGCGCCAATTGTTTAAGATATTATTTGGCTTAATCCACTTACCGCTCTCATCGTGTACTAGTAGCAATAGCTTCTCACCATCATACGAGTTGTCATCCGTATTCTTCCAATCTATTGTAGTATCCAACCCCTCAAGCTCCTCAGCTTCAGTGTCGTACATATTCTTCTTAGTAATCTTAGATGCAGGGATTCTAAATGCAAGCTCTGTCTTTGGCTTGTCCATACCATCCATGATTGGCTTGAAGAAGAAAGGTAGCCTGCTATTGATAGGGACAACCTTATCGGTAAACATCTTCTTAGCATCAGAACCTGTCTTAGATAGTATTCCTACCCTAGAATCTTTCGCTAGCGTACCCGTATTTACCGCTTCCGAGGACCCCATAAAAGAAAATCCTGAACGCCTTATCTTAAGGTAAGTCATACCAAAAGAACGCTTGTCAGCCTTTGATGCCTCCCAAAAAATAAAAAATATTCTGTTAGCTTCTCGATAGTCGGGATAACCTACATCTATACTAGTCCATTGTAGATACATATAGTGTGAACCTGTTATGTAGGCCGGGTCACCATGATTCATGAACCAATACCCTTCCTCCCTTCTATCAAACTCAGACTCTATATAATCAACCCATCTATCCTTAAAAGGTGACGGCATATCATTCCATTGAAATATAGAGTTTATTTTCTGCAGTTCTTTTGGGAACTCTTCACGCTCCCAATACTGCTGTGATTTTGCTTTATTCCTGCTGTAGCAATCTTTAGGCGTAGGAGGTAATCCTATTCGTAGTCCTGAGATTTCAACGACCTCACCTATCTGACCTGTCTTGGATATGTTTACAAAGTCATACTCCTCGTTGTACCCATACAACCAACTTCGGCTACCATTTTTTTTTGATAGTGGCCTTGAGGGGATGTAATCGGGAATAACGCGATATAAGTTATTTTGACCTTCGTTCTGCAAATCCTTGTTTTGTATCCGTTCTATTAGGACCCTTAGATTCTATATCTAAAGTCTCCTGCTCTGAATCAATTCTTTTTAATATCTCAAAGGCATCGAATATAGAAAGCTTCTTTGATGCGGCTGCGTTCTTTAACTTATCTGCAGCAAGCTCATCCATAGGGTCCGGCTTTATAATATCCTCCTTAGCAACCTTAATGAGTTGCTTCACAGCCTTATACCCCGCCTCTATAATTTCCTTACGTAAATCTATTGAATCCATATTACAACTTCATAGTTACCTGATGGTCGAATACTCTGTATAGGGTTTTATCATCCACCTTAAACTCATACTCACTGTCAGGGCTAAAGGTAACTAAGTCACCTTCCTTTATATCCTTTGACCTTAAGTAGTCATTAGGATACTTAACGCGACCTATTAAAGGTTCGTATTTACATGACTTATCTATAAAGCTTTCTACAACAGCTACAGGCTCTATAAAACAAAATCTATCATGACTATTCCATTCCCCATCCTGCTTGTATAAGTAGAATTGGTCGTTATCTACAAAGAATAAATCATCCTTAAAGTAACTCTTACCACTCTTACGTCTACCCTTCATGTCGTTGTAAAACTTAAACACGTTGTGATGTACTAGTAAGGTGTCGCCAATCTTTATATCTCCCGTATACCCTACAGGTGTCTCAACAACAACAGCTTCTCGGTTAGAAAACTTATGGTCTTCCTCGGAGGTACTAACGACAAACTCCATACCGCCAATGCTTTTGGTGTTGTTATATCTCTTCCCTTCTAAAGGGCGTACAATAAAATTAAATGGAGACTTCATTACGACCCACAAGCTTCACAGTCCTCGTCATCAATGCTGCAAGCATCAGGCTGTTCTTGGTCTTCTAAGTTGTTTACCCACGAATCAAACGTATCTTTTGCTGACTCTTCTGATTTCTTAAGTTGCTCTAAAGCATCTTTTTGGTCTTCGCTCATCTTAAAAATTTATATTGTACTCGATTGAAATTGGCATATTTGAATTGAATTCTTTCCAAAGAAGAATCTCGTCCTCCCTCTGAATCCAAACCTTTATAGATTGAGAATCCTTATCCTGTTGAATAAGGTGTATCTTGTGAGAGCTGTTAAGTATATCCTGCCCTACAAGGTAATGCATAGCTCCCGACTTGTAGTCAGGGCCTACAGATATTTTTCTAATATCCATAACCCTAGAATGTTGCTATAGCTACTCTTTTCCAAGTGTCAGTAGCTGTGCATATATACAAGTGCGTAGCGTCTGAAGCAAATTGACCCCTAACACCTGTTGATGTTGCAGTAGCAGGCACAACAGAATCGTTAAACTTCTGCATAACATCTTGCAAACTAAAGTTTTTAGTTTCATTATTACTAGATGCAACAGTACCTATTACCTTGTCTGTAAATAAGGGTGGTGAGTTAAAGTATGTGCTAATTTTTGGCATATCTTATTTTTTTTCAGAAGGCTTTACCTCCCCGGTTTTCATATCTATAACTGAGTCTTGACCGTACTTATTTATCAATAAATCCTCGAAAGATTTTGACTCCTTCTGAATCATTGTAACCTGCATCATTAAAGCCTGCTGACGTAAGACAGTTTCTCCCAACTGCATCTTACATTCATTGTACTTCTTCATAGACTCTTGTAGCGTGTCTAACTCTTGTTGTTCTAACTTTTTCATTTGATTTAATTTAGTACAGCAAAGATACAAATTAATTTTTCATGGTTTACTTTTTTGAAGAGCCACCGAAGAAGAAATCAATTATCGTATTTACCTTACTACTCATAGCACCAAACACTGTACTAATAAATCCTATCTCGTAATCTGAAAGCTCTAGTGTGTTAAGTACAAAGTACTTAAACATCGTGTAAGACAAAAAGAAATAAGCTACGGTAAATATTATCGCTAATACCTTCTGTATAATAGCATCATCTTTATATATCTCTCGTGCACTATCTCTGTCTTTAACTTCGAGGGCAAACATATCCTTTTCATGCTCCTTAACAGCTTTCTCAAACTGTTGCTTAAGTTGTATTCTTTCTTCATCTGTAGTAACTACTTCGTCAATAATTGTAGAAGCTTGTCCTACGAGGCTCTGTATAATTGTCTTTATCATAATGTTCTTATATTATCACTAGGATGCTTGTAAGCTGTCTTATTGTTTACGTCCTTATAAGCCTCTAGAACTTGCTTGCGGTTTTTTTCTTCGTTAAAGGAAATATGAATCCATGAGTAATCAAACTCGTTAATCATTTGGTCGAACTGAATATCGTTA